GACGTTTGACGCGATGCCGGGGTTTTGCTCAACCATTGCAGCGATCTCGCCGTAACCGTTGTTTTTCATCCACTCAATCGTCTTATTCATTTGACTGCGTTGGACACGCTGCGCACCACGAGCGCGAATTGCTTCGCCGCCACGCATCTCTGGCATAATCAATGGGTCAAGCGCTGCGCCGAACGCCTCGAATGCCGTGAGACCTGTTTCTGGGTTGCGCTGCGTTGCCATGTCAACCAATCCCATCAATCCGCCGCGACGCTCCTGATCTGGTTGTTGCATTTGCTGATTATTCATCGCAGGCCCGCCTTTCGTGTATCCGCTCATAATCTTTTGAACGTAATCTTGCGTCTCTTTGAATGGCGGAATACCACCATATTTTCTTACATTTCCCGGCCCTGCGTTATACGCCGCCAGACCAAGCATTGGGTTTCCAAATGCGTCAAGCTGCTGCTTTAGATAGCGCGCTCCGCCATACATGTTCTGGATAGGATCACTTGGATCAACGCCTAGATCCTTGGCAGTGCCGGGCATAAGCTGAGTTAAGCCCATCGCACCTTTTGAGCTAACTGCTCTTGGATTGAATTCGCTTTCCTGTTGGATCAGACGCACGAAAAGGTCAGGATCAATCCCAACCTCCTGTGCAATCCGTCTTGCTTCAGCTTGATAATCCATAAGCTACCCCTTAGAACGGCAACCCTGCAGCGAACTGCAAGTAGTTAAATAGGCCCGGGCTTTGCGAGGTTGTCGTGGTTGATTGGTTTGGCGTAAACTGAAGCGCCGCCAATGGAGCCTGTAGCGCCGCCTGTGGTGCGCCAATATAACCTGCGTATTGGCCGCGTGCCGCATCAATAAGCGCCTGCTGCAAGCCCTGCTGCAATAGACCTTGTTGCGCCTGTTGCTGCTGAATTGTCTGACCCGTTTGGAATGCTTGGTTTGCCAAACCGCCGAGCTGAGATGCTGCACCCAAGCGCTGCTGATTTGCAGCCAAGGCATTTGCCGCATTGATTTGCTGCGCTGTCATTTGGTTTTGCGCGCCAAACTGAGATGCTGCATTGATCGCGGCTAAGTTTTGGCCTGTCATTGCATTCTGTGCGCCTGCGCCAAAACCGCGTGCCGCGTTTATTGCGGCAGCGTTTTGCAGTGCAGCCACGTTTGATGCAGATGCGCCAAACTGCCCCGCAGCATTTTGCGCTGCTTGGTTTGCAAGTTGAGCCTGTTGACCGAGTTGAGCAGTTGTGGTTCCCGCCTGCAGCCCTGCTTGCTGATTTGCAAGACCAGCCTGCATACGCGTCGCAATGTCCTGTCCTGCAAGTTGCTGTGCCTGCTGGAAACCTGCTTGGCGCAATCCAGCTGCGGTTTTCGCTGCTTGCTCTATAAATGCTCGGTTTGTTTCAGCCTCTGCAATGCCTTGGCGAGATCCGCCGAACGCCCTTGCTGCAGTTGCTTGTGCGCCGATTTGGTTCATTGCTTGTTGCTGCGCCCCGCTAATATCACGAAGCGCTGCGCTTACGACTTGGCTCTCGTATGGGTTTGTGTATACCCCCAAATCTGTGCCAGCAATCTGCCCCGCAGTGACCTGCTGCGCGGTTATTGGCCCAACACCTTGAACGTTTTGCGCGCCGTAGCCTCTTGCCCCTGCCTGTGCAGCGTTATACCCCTGAGCCTGACCCGTTGCAGGGAGATACCCTGTCGCCTGCACCGCGCTTGGCTGAAAGCCCATACCCGCCTGCGTACCCATCATAGCTTGCTGCAATCCGCCTGCCGCCGCTTGATTGACGTTGAACTGGCCCTGCGGAGCAAGTGGCGCGAACTGTCCTTGCGTTGGGGTAGGCATTGCTGGTTGGCCTCTACCTTTTGCGCCGCCTTTGCCGCTGCCTGCTGGAGTGTTTGCAATAAGCGGCGCAGGTGCGCCTGCCGCTGTAATCGCGCGATGCTCTGGCGTCATCATCTCAGGGAGATTTCTGCCAACTTGTGGCGATGCTAAGGGGGCCGTCAATCCGCCGCCTGTTGGCGGATCATCTGCGCGCGCATTGATCGCATTCACATAACTTGCTGGGGCGGATGGGCCTTGCGGAGCAAGCATCCCACCAAGAGTTGCGTTGACAGATGGCCCAAATGTTCTTGGGTTTACCGTGTTCCTTGCTGCTGCACCCATTATGCGTCTCCTTTAACTAGACCAACTACAAAGAATTGGGCTGTGCGCGCTGCAAAGTGAATAGCGCCTTTGATTGTACGTTTCTTTCCAGATGCGAAGGCAATATAATCGCGAAACTCTTGATAATGTTCGTGTGCCTTGCCTTGCTCAATCTTCTTGCGGCCAAGGTAACGATATCCACGGCGGATTGCTTCGCCCCACCACTTGTCGTGCAGGACATTCATGCACCATACAACAGCCTCACGCTTCATGCTTGGTGTGAATGCGCCAGAATTGACGGCGTGAGTTGCAACGACGCAGCCCTCTTTCCCCGTATCTGCACCTGAGGCTGCAGCTTCCCTCGTTATTGGTTTTGGAGATGATGTTGGCGCAGATGAAGCGCTTTGTGTCGATGTTGTTCCTTTTGGAGCCGCAACTCGAACAAGAGCGTTTGAGTTGTCGGATTTAGCCCAAACCATCCCGTCGCCAGCGTCAGCACCAACTGTTGCAGGGGCAGAAGATGATGAGCCTGTGCGAACATATGCACCAGTTGACGGATTGTACGTCATGCCAGCAGGGGCCGCCGCAGCCATTTCTGCAACTGTTGGGGTTTCAATTGGATTGTTTGCACCACCAACTTTATAAGATGGCCTAAACGCACCTATAGTTGCTCCTGTCACTGCCTCTGTCACATCGTTGTATAGCTGAGTGCCAAATCCCGCATTCGACGTATCTGTGATTAATGGCGAGGCTGGATCAGAGATAAATCCAGAAGCCTGCGAGGATGTTGGGTATTCTTTACCGTCATAAGTAAATGTAGGTTGCGCCTTAGCTTGAGCTTGCATTTGAGCTATTGCAAAATCAGCGGCATTTTGATCGCGCTGCTGCTGTGCAGCGGTTGTGTAATTTGTATAATCCACAAGTGGCTGAACATTTGAGCCATACTGACCAGTGTATGGATCAATAAAGAAGCTATCAATGTATGACTTTTGCGCTGGGCGTTGACGCGCTAATTCGTCAACAGATTGCTGATACAATGGCGCGGATGAATAACCCTGAATGCCGCCAGCATATTGCGTAGGCGCAGGCATCCCACCCATGATGTCTTGCTGCGATGTAGGCGCGGCCATTCCAAACGCGCTTGCAGTGTCTGCAGTATTTTGAAACGCAGCCTGTTGCATTGGCGTAAACGCTGCAACATCTGGGCCATAATACGGCACATAGCCAAGCTGAGAAATGCGCTCTGCTTTATTGAGGTTACGCTGGGCAGCTTTCTCAATGTATTCTGGGATCTGCACAGATGACGTCGTTGATCCGCCTTTTCCGCCTGCCATTATTCAAACTCCTTAATGTATGACGAATGCAGCGTTTTCCATCCATGCTTCGCCAACGGTTTTTTCCATCCAAAACGACCAGTCATTGTAAGTGCTTCACACTTTTGCGCTTTGGCCCACTCTATCACATTTTCGTGCATATCCAAAATCTGCTCCAGATCGCCGCCGCCAAGGAATACGTTTAAGACCTTTTTACGAGGATATACCACAATTTCAGTTACGATACACCCCTTCTCAGCGGGCCACAATTGCATTGTGCCTTTATACAGCCCCTCCACAACATCAATGAAGTCATGCGTGCCGCCAGAATAGCCCAAAGCCGCCTCAATCCATGGGCGGCATCTGGTCACTTCTGCTTGAAATTCTGTGTTATCCATGAAGCCTCGTTATGCTTATTGTTGACGCAGGCGCTGCAGGGCAAAACGCAGTTGCCGACGTTGCGTCTAAAAATCCGTTTGTGTCGCTCACCGCCCAATATGCCTCCAAGTAATCACCCGCGTTGACTTGGAATATTGAGCTTCGGCTGACAACCAATCGAGATCCGTTGTTTTTCAAGGTGTTCACCATCGTTGACCCGCCAACATCAACGCCATTAACTCTTGGCCAGAAATAAAAGTCAACGCTTGATGATGAGCCAGCAGAGATCTGCGCTGAGAAGCTAATCATGTACTCGCCTTCATCATCAAACACAATTCGGCTTGCAGGTGTTCCGTTTGAAATGCCATTTGAAATGCTTGACGTGTACGTTAAAACGTACGCCGTGTTTGCAGATGCAGCAGTTTGATCTGTCGTGACTGCGCCAAGGTATCGGCCATCCTCTAGCACAACCTGCACCCAAGCGCCGTTCTTGCTGACAACAGGGTATTTATTTTCGCGATCCCACATCAGCACGCCATCCTCGGCTGCGCTCTCGCCGCCAGTCTGCTGAACAAGCGGGGATCGCGTCTGACCAAGGAACAGCATCAGGCGTCGCGCCCATGTCTTCCAGTCATCACCCTGCGGTTCTGGTGCCTTATTCTGTGCAGTCATCGACGACCACCCGCGATAGCATCAATGCGGTTTATCCCGACGCGCCAATCTGACAAGACCTCACCCTCAACGCGCATCCTGACCTGACGCCCAGTGAAGCGCATCGATGTTGGATTTGACATGCTATATGGGCCATACGAGCGCTCTGTCCCGTTTGGATAAAAGCGCGTCTTGAATACTGCGCTCACGTCACCCTGCGTTTTCTCATCTGGCAGCATTTCAACAACGGACATAACCTGATCGCCAGTGCCGAGCCTGAATGGGCCTGTCTCCGCGTATGGCGTCAGAGATCCATAATCAAAGCCAATCTCATGCTCATACATTTTATAATCAGATGGATTTGCCATGATTGGCTGCCTAAATGCGCCACGATCATACCCAGCAGTGCGAGCCAGCTCACCGATGTACCAAGTGTTTTCGCTGTAATTGTAGACAACGTAACGGTCATTCTCCAAAGATGCGCCGCTTGGGTAGAACCACCAGATCTCGCCATACATGCTGTTTGACATTGCAAACGCCTTGCTGATTTGCGCGCGGTTCATGTCGTTGAACACATAGTCGGACACGTCGCTTGGCAATTCCTGAACGCGTCCGCCAGAGTATGAATAGAATGAGTTTACGCCCATCCAGAAGCATCCTGCGTCAACAACCGCATATGCTTGATCTGCTGCAAGCCCACAGGATGTGCCGACACGCTCAATGCCATAGACGTATGGGGGGCCAACATAGTTTGCAACGTGTGCGTCGCGGGATGTCAGCAATAATGTCTGGCCTTGAACTGTCGTGCCAGCCATCAATTGGCCATTCGTGTTTAGTTCAAGATCACCTGCCTCGTTTGTCGCGGCAGGCGTCCATGTTGTGTTGTCTTCGCGATCAGACCACTGAACCTTGCGCGGGTTTCCACCTGCGCCAAGGCAGAACAGAAAGCGCTCTGCCGTTACGACGATTGCACGGTTAGATGTTGGCGCGTTTGCTACTTGAGCTGCAATTGTTGGCGTTGCCGTGTCAAGCTGCCACTCATAGACCTTGCCATCGTCTGAGTTGCAGGCCAGCAAGTATTCGCCCCAAGGCTGCAAGTGCCATGACGTTGCAGGCTGAATGCGCACAGTGTCAGGGCGAGCCACGCCATATGCGTAATATCCATAAAAGCCTCCGCCGTACCCCGTAAATGCAATGGCATCCTCACGGCCTGCAGTCAGGCCAGTTGGGGTGATGTCATATGCTGTGCCGCCAGCATCCCAGACATATAGCTTGTTGTAAGTGCCAGACGCGATGTATCGGTTATCTGTGTTGCTTGTCCAAGTGAGCATCCCGCGCAGCTTTGCGTTTGCCGCATCATCTGATCTTGTGCGCCAACCGCCTACTGGACGCATAACCCCGTCGTGCCAACGCACAAGGTTTGTGTCGCGCCACCGACCCTGTGATTGAAGGTCTGTGCCATTACGATAGACACCCGCAGGGATATTTAGATCAATTAGGGCCATTGCCGCCTCGTATGTAACGCGTTTCTCGCAATATAACACATTGCGCCAAATATGCAAAAGGCCACTGCGAGAGTGGCCTAGTGCTTAGCTTTTGGAGTAGTTATTCCGCCTCTGGCAGTGTTGCCTTTAGCATGTTTATGAATGCCTCACGTCCAACACGCATCTGATATAGGTTAAACTCCGCGTTGCGGATTTTCTGATCCAAGCTATTGATGTGATTGATGCAAGCCTTGGCCTCATCGCTCAGTTGGTCTGGTGTGTATTCTTTGTCGTCGATTGTAATGATTGGCTTTTGTTCTTCACCGCTCATGTTGATCTCCTCTTAGGTTGTTACCAAGGCAATCCCGCCTCAGTGGTTGGGTTTTTCTCTGCATCAATCTTTGCAGCCAATGCAGCTTCAGTTGCGTCTTTATCGACGCTGCCGTGAACCCAAGCTAATACGTCAGCTTCGGTCAGGTTTTCGTAAGGCACAAAGCCATCAGCAGATGCGTCAGGGGTAAAGCCCACTGTGCCATAGGCAGATGCGCTGTGGTCACCGTCTACTGCTGTGCAGCGCCAGTGTGCGACTGTAACGCCACCATCAGCAGTGTTACGTTCTAGGTTTGCGATTGTCCATGTAGCCATGATGGTTTCTCCTTAAA